GCTTTAAGGAGGCCGTTGTCCCATACCCATTCAACACCTTCCATAATGCCTCTTACGAAAGCATCAGGAGCTGAAGGGTCAGCAACAATATCACCAGCAGTAGATAGATGGAAGTCGCCCTGTACTTCCATAATGCCATTAGCATTCTCTTTAATGCTACCCATGCCACGTGAAGAGATACCAAGAGAGGCACCCTCATTAATCAATCCCTTAACAATATTTCCCATTGGCGTATCAAGCACTTTTGCTTTGCCCATGATGTTATTGTTTTCGCGATACAGACTCTTGAACATAATGCAAGCGCGCTCGAGATTAATAGTTGGTCCCGATGGGTGACCCAACTCACCGTATGCTCTGTTCTTTGTAACATACTGTTCGTTGTAGCGATTCATCTCTTTTTCTAAAACATCGATACGGTACATACGACCGTTACGGTTTTCGATTTCGCCTTGCATAATGATCCCCTCGATAAAGAAGTTCTTTTTGCCTTCCTTTTCTTCGACGAGATATTTAACGTCTTCGTTTAATTCTGTGATTAACTTCATGTCGATCCTTATTGACTGAATGCGACAGAGACAGCTCTGACCGCAACGTTAGATGCGATTGTGTCGGCTGGCTGCTTCACAAAGTAACCTATCTCACCTGTCGCCATTGTGCAAGTACCGATCGTTCCACCAGTGTTGGCACGCGTAATTACGACAGCAGCACCTGAGTTGTTGTTAACACGAACGACAGATGCAGAACTTACAGTGTTTGCTGTAGACAGAGCAATTTCAGAACCTAGTAATTTAATTAGATCAGGCATTCAATACCTCCGTGACGATATCAACAACTGTTTCATAGTCACCGGATTCAATCATTTCAATTACTGTTTGTTTGTTGTCTTCGTCGAGAGATTCGTATACAGTCTGAATCTGGGAACGAATTGACTCTTCAAACATATCAAAAGAAGGTTGTTCAACTTCTTCTTTAGTTACCTTAGGTGCTTTGTATGGCTTTGCATACTCAACATCTTGTTGGCAGTTGTCACACATATCTTGAAGCTGGCGGTGCAAGTTCTTCATTGTGTATACGTGACCGCTATTCATGTTAGCGCCCTTTTCCTTGTTCCATTCAGTTGGAGACATTGCAGCCTCTTTGTGAGCATCAACGTGGACGGCTAACTTTTTCAGCATATCTTTTACGCCGGAATTGTAAGTAACGTACTGATCATGTCTAGCTGCTTCGTCCAGTTGTTCATATTGTTCGTTGAACTCTTCAAGGCTTTCAGCAACTTGTTTAGCTTTCGCTGTAGCGATGGCCATCTTCTTGCCCATATCAATGCCTGGGTCGGACTTCTCGATACCTTTTGCAATACGCTCACGAGCTTTCAACTCGTTTGGTGTAAGATGCTTTTCGCCTAAAATTTGTTTGATAGTCTTCACGCCAACTTCCTCATAAACTTTGATATCATCACCAGTGTTGTTTCCGTGACGACTTGCTTTGCGATCGTATGCTTTAACATTGCTTGCTTTAAAAACATCGTCGCCGTTGCCAGCCACTTCAGGTTTAACCTTAACAACGTGCTTGTCTTTAAAGCGCTTTTCATCGAACGACTTTGGGTCGAGCGAAGTTTCAGAAGCCTTATTGAAAGGCTCTGTTGGAGCAGGCTTTTTAAACTCCAGCAGCTGTTTCAGTGTTTTCATCAGTCTCTTCCTCGTTTGTGTCTTCTGTGTCCGATGATGCGTCATCTACAGAAGCTGGTTCTTCTTCTTGTGATTGTTCAGCATCAGTATTAAAATACGTCTGCGCTAGTTCTTGTTTCTTGTTATCAACAACCTGTGCAATTCGGTCTAGAATCGCGCTGCTGAAAGCATTTTGAAAATCGCTTGGGCTTTCGCTAGCAGCAGCACCAATCATGTCTTGAATTGTGTATTCTTTATCAGGCATTAATTTCTCCAATTATTTAGTTAAACTGTTCACCGGGTGCTACAGAGCTAGAGCCAGTAGGTCCCGCTGGTGTGTTAGGTGCAGGAATCATTGCGCCTTGCGTAGGGTCACCCATTTGTCCGCTCATATCTATGTATTGCGGATCGTCGCGTTCTTTATTTATTTGCTTGTCGATCTCTTCCATCTCTTCTTTAGATTGGAACAGAACATGACTGCGAATCCATTCATTGGAGAAGTACTTACCTGCGAAGGGAACCATGTTAGTCAAAGCATTTACTCTCTCATTGAGAATGCTGAGAGCTTTTTGTTGTTCGAAGAAGTTGTCCTGAGCGTAGTCAAACTTAACGTTATCCTGCAGCTCTTCCCACTCTTCGACCGTCATGACATTCTTCAATACAAGTTGTTTACCCAATGCGGATGTGAACAACATATTGAAACGCATACGGACACGGTCAATAAACTTTGTGAACTTAATCTCATCACGAGATACTTCAGCGTCTTGGCCAAAGTTAAACGTACCTTCAGATTGCAATCTAGTTGCAGGAACGTTCAACGACTCATATAGTTTCTTTTGGAAGTATTCAACGTCTGCCAATTCGCCAAGGTTTTGACCTGCTGGTAGAGTTGCGATTTCAGTACCACGTGAGCCTTCGCGACGTGGCAGCCAGTAATCTTCTAACATTGTCATAAACTTACGGTCGTCACGAATTTCACCTGTCGATGAATCGTAAACAACTTTGTTCTTATGACGTGTCATCATATCACGGAGGTATTGTTCTGCCTTCATCTTTGGCAAGTTACCAACGTCGATATAGAAAATACGGCGTTCAGGTGCACGAGAGATACGATAAACAATCGTAGCATCTTCAAGTGCTCTGAGTTGGTTGAGAGGTTTAATTGCTTTGTGGAGATGACTCAACACAACAGTGTTCATTGGATCAAGAACACCAGATGTAATATGAACGATGCCATCAGGAGCAATTTTAAGACCCTGAGTAGCAGTAGCTGTTCCTACTTCACCAGCTTTGTTTTGGAAACCCTTTTCGTTGTAGATGAAATATTCTTGAACGGTTTGGGTTTGTGCTACGTTTGATTTTTGATCGCGCTTACGTTTTACTTCACGTATCTTACGTAGTTTGCGTGGATCAATGTATCGTAATTCTTTGATACCTTCACCAGGTTTTGTAACATCGATAACGACTTGGTAATACATTCTACCATCGACGTACCAACGACGAAACAAATCAAATGCGGTATTATTAAAGTTCAGTAAACCGAGAATGTTTTCAAATTCTTTGGTAACTAACTTCTTAACGTTTGCAGACAGGTCTACATCATCAAGGTTAATCTGAACGATTTTTCCCTTGTCTTCAATGATAATTGCTTCATTAACAATATCATCGACAGCTTTTTCCACTTCGGGGTGCATTGACATTTCACGATATTTCGTTACGAGTTCTGCTTCTGTACGAGCAGCACCTTGTAAGTCGACATACGTTCCATATGCCCCACCTGCAGCAACAACGACAGCACCATCGTCAGTGACTTCAGGTGCGAACGTGGGTTGTTTTTCTTGCTCCTCTACTGGATCTACCGCGCGGCGGATCTCGAAGCCAAACAGGTTTGCCATAATTACTCCATTAAAGAAGAGAGCGACTCGCGTCGCTCACTCCAATTAAGCTCCACCACCAAGACCGGTGATGCCGCCAGAAACTTCCCACCAATCATATTGGAAAGTAATTTGGAATTCTTCGATAGAATCCGTATCACCCCAGTTGAGATCAATTGCTGCAACTGAAGTTGGGAAAATACCGTTGAATTTATAAGTGCGGATTGGAACACCAGTCTTTGAGAACTGAGTTACTTCCGCAGTTGACTTATATAGTAGAGGTGCTGCAGACCCAAAACCACGCAAGTTGGTTTGGTTAGAATTGATCTTGCTAGACCACTCTTCCATCGCGTTGCGGATTAAGAAATCTTCATCGTTGATAACTGTGACAGTCCAGTCGCTGAACGTACGGTCACCAGCTAGCTTTACCTTACGACCGAAGTAAGGAACTTCGATAGTACCAAGGTCCGATGACGGGATTTGTGCCGCACGGACCATGAAAGGAACCTTAATATCAGCAACGCCGTTTGCAGGGTTGCTGAAGGTTACTTGGAAAAGGGAGCCGCGTGCGCCGCCAAGCGTTAGCTGACTTCTAATCTCATTTACATTAAATGCCATTTTTTTGTTCTCCTATTGTTCTATTTATTATTAAAACTTACCGACTACTTCGGAGAACTCAACACCTGTTCTAACTGCAACAAAGTTCAACTGAATGAAGTTGATGCTCTTAGCTGGCTTAATATAAATGTCACCAATGAATTCGTTGCGGTCAATCACTTCGCCAGTGTTGTTTGTGGTGTCACAAACAACCTTGAAGTCGTAAATACCACGACGGCCTTGTACATCACGTAAGAATGGCTCAACCAAGTTACGGAACTGTGCACGAGTGAAGTCATCGTTGAATTCAAACAATGTGAACTTCGTAGCTGTAGCAATCGCTTTTTCGAGAACGATGAACAGACGACGAACGTTAATACGGTCAAAAGCACTTGGCTTAGCCAGCAATGTTTTGTCACCGTAAAGAACTGTACCTTGACCAGGGAATGTAACAACTGGGTTAACACCGGCCTTGTAAAGAATATCACGATCTGCTTGACGTGGGTTGTATGCGAGTTTAACGATGTTCTTGATTTGACCACGGTTGAAACCAGCTGGAGACCACCATGCGTCACGCAAGTCATCAGTACGTACACAAAGACCAGCTGTATCACCGTTCAAAGGAACGAAACGATACACGTCGTTGTACTTGTCGTATTGATATTTGTAACCAGAATCCATTACAGCGTAAGAAGTGCTGCGCAGGCTGTTACGGAACGTTACAACATCTGTAGCCTCATTACCGACGTTGTTGACAACATCAGCACGTGTTGGAGAGATGAATACGACGCAATCTTTACGGCTTTCCGCAACGTTGTCGATCAAGTAGTTAGCGATTTGTTCGCCGTTTGTACCACCACGTGATACACCTGTCAAGATCAACGAAACGTCAACATCTTCTGCAGATGCAAACAAGTCGTAACCAGTCAACACTGTACCGACAGCAACGTTGTTTTCGTCTTCACCATCAAAACCACCAATGAATGACATTGTGTTTGGCTTTGTTGTGCTTGCAGATGTCAAAGCAGCAGCAGTTCCTGATGCAGCACCTGAGCGATCGTTAACATACCACAAGTAGTTAGAATTTTGGTTCAATACAGTCTTGTAGTAGTTGGTTGCGCCATCTTCTGTCTTAGCATCTGTTGCTCTAGAAAGATTGTGGAATACTTCCAGGATTGTGCCTGGAACACCAGTTACAACACCATTCTCATCCGCAACAACAACATGCAACTCATCAACAGCTGCTGAGTTACCAAAGTTAGACTGGTATACAGAAGTACCTGGTGCTGTATCAACAGCGTTCCAGAATTCCCATGTACGTGTCAAACCTTCAGTTGTGCTGAAATTTGTAGACAGACCGTATGTGTCTTCGGTGACGATTGTGAATGTAGCAACAGTAGAAGTATTTGTCACAGCGCTAACGCTCTGAACTTTCATGTACTGTGTACCAATCGAGCTGTTACCAACTTGAACGTAATCACCAACAGTGATACCGTTTTTGAGTGTGCCAGCATATGTTGTGACGTCAGAAATAACGCCGTTACCAACAGCAACGCTAACAACGACGTTGCTTGAACCGATAGTAGCAACAACGTTGCTGTTCTCTGTGCTCAAGTTACCGCCACCGTTGTCTAGGTTAGCTGTAGATTTGTATGATTCTGCTGAATCGCAAACAGATACTTTCAACGAGTTACCGATTGTACCTGGGAACTTAGCAACAAACAAAACGTTTGGATCGCCAGCTTGCATTGTGTCAAGCGTAGTTTCGTAGTGATCAGAATTTTTAACAATGTAAAGTGCTGAATCAGTATTCGAAGCTAATGTTGGATCCCAATCCGAAACAGCTGCATCGTTAGCGATAGCGTTACGGCAAAGAACTGTGTTACTTGTCGAAGTGGTGTTTGCAACACGAGCGACATAGAGTTTATTACCGTAAGCAAGAAAGTTTGCTGCGGTAAAGAATGTTTCTGCATTATAATTGGTTGGTTTACCGAATCTTGCGGCTAAATTTGCTTCTGTATCGACCAAAACGCGCTCGCCTACAGGACCCCAACGGAACACGCCAGCTAAGGCACCTTCGGTTGTGGAAACTGCAGGGACGACCGTAGTTAGGTCAATTTCAGATACATTTACGCCAGGACTGACTTGAAATGGCATGTCTTACTCCCCTCTGAGGTTTATTTTTTTAAGAAACTGGTGTTAGATTCTTTGTATTTATAATTTCGTGGATTCTGCTTTTAGTGATAAGCAGCTTCCTGTCTCATCGATCTTTCCAAGTCGTAATCGGAATCACCTGCGAAAATCCACGAGTCATCATCTTTCTTAGCTGCTATGACCATGGGTTGTTCCTGAGCACCACTGTTAATGATACCAAAAGGCAACATATCCTCTTCCATAGCTGACTCATTTTCTTGCTCTAGGCGCTGTCTCAAGTCAACACTCGTTAGTTCTTTAACGTATTGTTGGTTCATAGCCCATGCAAAAAGAACACAACACATCACAAGGTCGTCGTGTCCTTCTTCTGCTTCGTAGCTTTCTCCGATGTTAACAAAACGGAAAAGCTCGTACAAAATTCTTTCATCACGAATAATGAGCTTGTCGCTCTCCACTTGTGTTTTTAATTGGAGACATCCAATGCGTTTGACTTGCTTGGAAGTCTTAACACCAAAACGAGTAGCCTGACCAAAGCC